GTATAAGCCGCATTCAGCGTAACGGGCAACAGAGTTGTTGCTTTTGAGCCTGCTAAACTTCCGGGCTCTACTGCTTTTCCTGTATCGATTGGCAGGCCGCCGCCTGTTGCTACTCTAGGTCCTGCCCTGACCACAGCAATAGGGATAACGGGAACCCCTGGCTGAGTTCTCGGCACACCTTCAGTCCCGATACTCCCGCCACCGGACTGAAGCCCAACACCGCCAGTGCCTCCACCATTCAATGGTACTCTTGCAGGGCCAGTACCATTCAATTCCGGGCCCAATAGATTAATACCTGCGACGTTTGTCCTAGCAGTATTGAGGATTTCTGCTATAGGAGATTGCTGACCTAGCACAGTAACACCACTAGTCCCACCTGGGATCGGGCTAGTAACCATAAAGAGTTCGGTGTTAGGATCTACGTACCCAATTGGTACCGGAGTAATAACATTCCCTGCAGGGTCTAGCTGTGTAAGTATACTAGGTGTGGTGTAAGTTGTGATCGGTGAGTCAGGAGTACCGTTAATACCCACTACAGGTATTCCACTGATTGCTAGAGGCAGCGTGCCATTAGCAATCAACAACCGTTCAACTATGGGATCAAGCGCGCCGGCGATGTTATTATCTAACTCAATCCCTATTGCCCTTAATCTATATTGATTACGCTCTTGACGCATCATAGCAACAATGCTTTGTCCACCCGGTAAAGTTAGGTTAGAAATAGCTTCTAGTGTTTGGGCTGTCATATGTGGCAACGTGTTCAGTGCTAGATATGGTATGGCATCTACAAACACATAGATTGATGTGGGGAACAAATTCAACCAGATATCTCGCGTAGTAGTTGGTACAGGTGGAAGACTTGTATACCTAGCCCGTTGCTCTATCAACAATTGTGCCCCTGTAGCATCATACGCAGTATTCAAATCTAATGATAAAATAGGGCGTACGGTGCGGATGACTGCTATTTCTGCATTAGCAGCATCAATGTATCCCTGAACAATACTATTAGAGAACGATCCTGTACCGGGAGGGTAAGCGATTGTTAAAGTAGGAACTGAACCTGAGGTAGCCGGAAAAGTAAGTCCATTGATAGATGTAACTCTACCAAAGTTAGTAATATTTGCATCATCAGTTCCTATAGAAGACGTAGGGGATGCCCAACTACAAGTTACTGTCGGCGCTGATGCACCTTCTCGCCCATATCCTCCGCCTGAATCAGTGAGAGTTATACCTGATATAGAATAGTTGCCAAATCCATCTGGCCCGGTATATTGTACTGAGGCGGTTGCAAGTTCCCAAGTAACTGCGAGATACAATTGTTTATAGATGTTATATAGCGTAGCTGTTTCTATCGTTTGAATGCCTGAATAAATGTCTTGCCACATATACGGCAACCCGGACATACAACCAAAAAAGTCACTCATCGTATACGTGCCGGAGGCACCGCTACCCAGTGCTGTTAAATTGTGTCCTGCCGCCGCTAGCGGTATGTTGGTAGGAACATTGGTCCCGTTAACCTGATCCAGCCCTTTAGTAGTCTCAATTGAGTACACTACCTGTGCAAAATTTTCAAAATTAACTGCCCTAATGTTTCTAATTTGTTGCATAGAAGCTGAGAACGCTCCCGCACTAGTGGCGATATCATCAGGCAATATGCCCTCTAAGAAGGATCCAAACCCCTCTGCTGCTACTTGAAAATTTAATGATTCAGCCATTGTGATTGATACTTTCTAAAACGGTCCGCCACCACTGTCACCATTATTAAAGGGGGCAGCAGTGTAGGTACCGGTGAACGCTGTTCCGGTTTGCTCTTGCTCTCCACCAGATATGATTTGTTGAACTATATCTATTACAGGGGTATTTGGCGGGGCATCTATTATTGCGTTGATAATTTCAGGCTCGATAGAAGGCGGGATAATTATCGGTGGTAGTCCTGGTGGAACAACGGTGCCGACAATTGCTTTAACTTCCGGAGATTCTATTCTAATGCTAACTGCATTCTCTTCAAATATCGGATAATATGTTTTACTATTTGTAGGGCCAGGATTGGCATTATATATAGGAACAGTAAGTGATCGGTATGAGTTTGGGAATATTTTTTTAATATTCAGCAAGTCGGCCAATGAGTCTAGCCCCTCTGTTTTACAATTTAACGGGACTAATATATCTGCCAAGTCTTGACCAACAATTATTAAAAATGCGCCGTATATCCGTTGTTCTTGTTCCTTGCTAATAGAAGCTGCTGTGCCCCTGGTAATAGCATCAATTTCGGAACTGATCAATCCAGCCGATAGCAATGCCACACTCAGTGATTGTGTTTGCGCATTGTATTTTTTAATAGTTTGTAACAATACCGAAGGTAATCCAAACTTCAAAATCTTTGATAGATCAATAATTTTACCAGCAGTAATACAATCTTGACCAAATGCAGTTGTTGACAAGCTAACACCAGTGATATCAGCACTTATCAAATCATTCATATTGCTGTAGGTGCCTTCTAAGAAGGTTTGTCCTTGCTTCATCGCATTGATAGCAGTGTTAGAATAGCGTACAAATCCATCAAGTGTTAAGAAGGATGATACAAAATCTTTGTATTCTGGCATTCCGGCGCCGGCTGGTATGCCATTCCAATTAAACTCATTCCAAGCCTGCAATGCTGGTAATCGTAAGTAACCCCACTGAGTTACACTTTTGTTCGCATTATTAGTGTTGTAAGGTATCCAAGTTGCGCTTTGTCCTTGCCCAGTATCGCCTACTTCACTATATCCAGTAGTAGCTTCACCTTGCCATCTAGCTGAGGGATCGGATACTATGTAAGTAGTTGGTTTACTATCACCTAATGCCGGTATCGTGCCAGCCCCAATTGAAATTAAATTGTCATAGGTTGATGTTCCGGTGGGGGTCTGCGCCACCACTCCTCTAGTATAAGCATCATTGATTGCATAAGCAAGAAGCCGAAGACAAGTTCCTCCAACCACAGTGCCCATTGTGTAATCAGTGTTTGTTTTGCTAGTGCCCATATAACCCTGAGCGACCGGATTAATGTAAAACCCTACATTTTGTAATAGGGATCCGTTTACATTAACGCCCAGTGGGCTTTGTTTACCAGACTGGCTCATGGGCAGAATACGTCCGGGCTACCTTCAATAATCGTGTGACCACAGGTATTACCTGAACCTACTCGTAAGACAGGGTCACCCTCACAAATAACAGTGGGGCTACCATCTGTAGTTTGTGCTGCCTGATGTGGCGGGTGTGGTTTTCTTCCAAACGGGGCGTGCGAGGTGATTGCGCTGAGATGCAGTCCCACGGGAATTCCATTAGCAAACACCGTACCTGCTCCCCTGATTATGGTTCCACCGGTAGTGTTTGCATCACCTTGTCTACTTAACTGTGCCATATGTCTATATTGTCTTTCTATAGTATATTTATGCTAAATAAAAGTGTAGTTCGCGGAATTAGCGTTCCCAACTACTCTAACGCTATTTAAGGAGCAATCAGTATGAATATTTATTCAAAATCAAACCCGCCCTCAGGGTTTTATGTTTACGCATATCTAAGAAAAGACGGAACACCTTATTACATTGGTAAGGGCTCTAATGCGCGTGCTTGGATTAAGGGAAAAGTCGAAATTCATCTTCCGACAGACCTTTCCCGTATTGTAATTTTAGAATCTGGAATGTCTGAGGATTCCGCATTTACACACGAAACAACTCTAATAGAGGCATATGGTCGTAAAGATATAGGTACAGGTATATTACGAAATAAAACAGATGGGGGTGATGGATTACGAAATATGGTTCGCACTAAAGAATGGTGTGATAAGATTAGTACTGCATTGACCGGAATAACTCGTTCTTCAAAAAGCTTAGAGAAAATTCAATTAAGTAAAAAGAATAACGGGACACATCCATCTGACAAATTAATAATTGATAAGACAAATAACACAAAGACCTCTAATAACTCGCATCCTAGTAACCCAAACATACAAGCAAAACGACAGAATACTATGCTATTAAATGGAACATCTCCTGACTGTCAATCTGTTAAGGATAAAAGAAAAAAGACAATGGAATTAAATCAAAGTATTAATTTTAGAAATAATAATCCTAATAATATTAAAAAGACTTGTCCACATTGTTTAAAAACAATGGGCAAGCCTAGTTTAAATAGATGGCACGGTGATAAGTGTAAGTTAGCCTAGTATAATTTTCTTATCAGGAATTTTTAGGCCAGTGGTCGCTTCCAAATATTTTAGTTTTACATTGTCATCGGTTGCTGCTACAATTGAAATACTTTTAGTGTTTAACATAAATTTACCTTTTGGATCCGCAGTGAACACACTAGGCACTAAACCTAAACCCTGTGGACCCGGAGCAATTGACACGGGTTCCTCTACCGTAATAAATCCGTTCATATCTGTGTCGCCTACTACTTTGGCTATTAATTCCTCACCACTGTTAAGTTTTAAGGTAACTACTGTTCCTATTGTGAATTTCATTGTATTCCTTTTAATCTGCTAATTTTTGTTTGAGTTCAGTGAACCCACCCACAAGTTCTCCATCAAGGAAAATTTGTGGTACCGTGCGGGCATTTGGTACTGCCTCTAATAATTCTTCTTTTGTGTAACCATCGCCTATTTTGCGTTCTTCAAAGGGGATACCTTTTTGTGTTAGTAATGCCTTTGCTTGATCGCAAAAGGTACAATGATATTTTGACCAGATAATTGCTTTCATTTTATTTCCTTATAGTGCGGGTAATTCATCATAGTGTAATGATTCACTCATCACTCCCATAACATAATTCGTGCTTTCTGTTTCCTGAAGAGCAGACTGTTTTTTACTTGTGTCAGTATGTTTATTAAACCACGGAATAGGAGTAGTTTTGGGTGAGATAGTTTGATACTTGATTCCAATTTCTTTCAATGCACCCATTGCAGTGTAATCCACAAAGTCTTTGAGAATATTTGCATTTAGTCCAATCACCGGACCTTTGTTGAATAGATAGTCTGCCCATTCTTTTTCTTCTCTGATGACATCCATATAAAGCTGATAGACTTCGTGTTCGCATTCTTGTTTAATGGCAGCAAATCGATTGTCATCTTTGATAACTTGATTGATCAAGTAAGCTGTCCAACCTTTGTGTAGCAGTTCATCTTGCAAGATTAAACTGATGATGTTACCATTACCCATAAAGAGTTTATTCTCAACCATTGCCAAGCTAGTAGCAAATGACACCATAAATCTAAATGCTTCTAATGCATAGCTAGCGTGTAATGCCATCCAAATTGCTTTAATATGCTCACTTTCTACTACTGGTAGATGTAATTGTTTTTTACAGTTGAGGATATGCAATGCTTCATAGTAGTTACCCACACTTGAAGCCATATCAATGATTTCTTTAGTGTCATGGATTGTATTAAACACATCCTTTGGAACATTATAGATATTACGAATGATATGACTATAGCTCTTACTATGAATATTTGTTTCAAAGAAGGTCCAATTATAAATCAATGCTTCAAGTTCTGGCAAGGATATTACAGGAGCGAATACTTGACTAGGACCACGACCTTGTAAGCTGTCTAATGCGGTTTGTCGCAATAGATTGCTAGTAAATATATGCTTTACTGCGGCGCCGGCGTCCTTGAAGTCATTCGCATCTTTGCTTAAGCTAATCTCTTCTGGTTGCCAAAAGAAACCACGGGCGGTTTGCTCAAAATCAGCAATCTTGGGATACTTGACTTCCTCAAACCTTTGGATGGTCACCGGACCAGCAGGGTCCAGGAACATTTTACGGCGCAGATAATCTGTTTTAGTGTTTAGGTTGTATTGTTCTTGTGACATTTTTAAATTATTTTCATTTATAATAATATTCTT